TGTTAGTGCTAGCCCCATCCAAAATGTTAAGGCAGAGGCAAAGAAGAAGGCGATGAAAGAGGCGGGAATTTGGACAGAAGAGATGGATCATTTGATGGTAAAGAAAAGTAATCAGGCAATTATTAGTGGGACGGCAGATTATAGCTTTAAACACTTTGCCCAGTATTGGCGTCGTTATAAAAGTATTGTAGAGAGTAAAGGAGACAAATCGGCATTAGAAGAGATATTTGGTGGGCCTGTACCGGAGAATTTCAATTGGAAAGATTACAGTGTCATCAGAATTCCTTATGAGCTTATACCAAAGGGATTCATGGACGATAAACAAGTAGCCCGAGCTAAGGCCACTATACACAACGGTATCTATCAGATGGAGTACGCGGCATGTTTCACAAGCGATAGCGAGGGTTTCTTTAAAAGAAGTCTAATAGAAAGCTGCACATGCAACGAGAAGAATCCTGTTATAGGGCGTGAAGGAGAGATTAATTTTGATCCTATAATTAAGGGAGACCCTAATAAACAATATATCATTGGTGTTGACCCTGCTAGTGAGAAAGATAACTTTAGTATCACTGTTATAGAACTTAATGAGGATCATCGACGACTTGTATATGTATGGACTACTAATCGGGGGAACTTCCGTGAACGGCAGAAAACGGGGTTAACAGAAGATCATGACTTCTATAGTTTCTGTGCAAGAAAAATAAGAAACCTGATGAAAAGTTTTAATGTTATCAGTCTAGGTGTTGATGCTCAAGGAGGTGGCGTAGCTATCGAAGAAGCATTACATGATCCTAAAAACCTTGAAGAGGGAGAAGAACTGATTTGGCCAGTGATAGACTACGACAAATCCAAGCCTACTGATACTCAGGTAGGCTTACACATACTAGAACTTGTACAATTTGCAAAAGCTGATTGGGTGGCTCACGCGAATCATGGACTGCGTAAAGACTTTGAAGATAAGAAGTTGATATTTCCAAGGTTTGATAGTCTAAGTATAGGATTGGCTTTAGAAGCAGAAGGTCGTAATATCATGGAGGCCGATCTAAACCCTCTGTACGACAGTTTGAGTGAATGTATAGTTGAGATAGAAGATTTAAAAAACGAGCTTACAACGATTGTTATGACGCAGACAAGCAGTGGTGTGGGAGCAAGAGATAGATGGGATACTCCTGATGTGAAAGGAAGCCACGGTAAGAAAGGTAAATTAAGAAAAGATAGATACAGTTCTTTGCTTATAAGTAATATGATAGCACGAAAATTAGATTTACAATTACAAGATCCAGAATATAATGTTATAGGTGGAAATGCACAAAACATGGTAAAGGCTAAAGATACTGAAATGTACAAGGGGCCAGAATGGTTTACTAAAGCTGCAAACGACGATTTTTATCAAGGTATTCAGAAATAGGTGTAATATTTCATAAACCAATTACATTGCAATAGTATTGAGAGAATATGAGTAACGAAAAAGACAAACAACCTGAACATGAAATTGATTCTCCCTTTGTTTTCTGGGATGAAAGCAAGGAAGGTCAACAGGACGCACTAAACGCTAGTGCAGGCTCTTTAGAAGAATATATGGGGATTCATCATAGTGCTAAAGCTGGTGGTAGATATCCTCAAAGGCAAGATTTCAGCAATATCCTGCCTAACATCTCTAGTAAACCGGGTCTTACTAAAAACGATTATGATTATTATCGTCCCGGAGAAGCTGTCCCTAATCAAATTTACTCTATCTTAAACAGAGCAGAATTTATCTATCAAAGTGTAGGCTTGGTCAAAAATGTTATTGACCTGATGGGAGACTTCGCAACTCAAGGAGTTACAGTATCTCATCCTAATAAAAGGATAGAAAGATTTTTCAGGAACTGGTTTAAGAAATGTGACGGTAAAGATCGTAGTGAAAGATTTCTCAATAATCTATATCGTATAGGCAATGTATGTATGACACGACGAACAGCAAAGCTAAGTAACAAATCTATTAAAGACATGTACAAAGCTAATGCTGCTGATTTTAGTGATAGGGATATACGAAACGAAATGACTAGTCTTGGCACTAGAGAGATTCCTTGGAAATATACATTTATTGATCCGATGTATATTGAAATCGCAGCCGGGCCGCTAGCTTCTTTTGTTGGTGGAAAAAAGGCTTATGGTTTGAAACTTCCTGCACACCTTCGTAAGATCATTAATTCTCCCAAAAATGATGCAGAAAAGTTTATGGTGTCTAAGTTACCTCCAGAGGTAATAGAAGCAGCAAAAACAAGAAAACCATATTTCTTAGATCCTAATAAGGTTATTGTTAGTCATTATAAAAAAGATGATTGGCAAACTTGGGCATTTCCAATGATGTACAGCATTATGGATGATATTACTGTTCTCGAAAAATTGAAGCTGGCGGACATGGCCGCACTTGATGGAGCCATTAGCAATACTAGAATATTCAAGCTAGGTAATCTAGATCATAAGATCGCACCTACCAAAGCTGCTGCAAGCAAGTTGGCATCTATCCTACAAAACAATGTAGGTGGAGGCACAATGGATATTGTTTGGGGGCCAGATATTGAACTTATCGAAAGTAAAACCAACGTCCATCAGTTCTTGGGCGAAGGTAAATATACTCCCCATCTTAATAATGTATATGCCGGTTTAGGCATTCCTCCTACTCTTACAGGAACATTCGGTGCAGCAGGTACTACTAATAATTTTATCAGTCTTAAAACTCTTACCCAGAGATTACAATATGGGCGAGATGTACTAAGAAAGTTTTGGGAAGCAGAATTTGAAATGATCCAAAAAGTTATGGGTTTCAGATATTCTGCAACATTAGAATTTGATAACATGGATCTCAGTGATGAAAACGCTGAGAAGGCACTAATCATTCAGCTGGCAGATCGCAATATTGTATCTAATGAATTTGTCCAGAAGAGGTTTGGTGCTGTTCCTGAACTTGAGAACGTTAGAGTGGCACGCGAAAATGCCGCAGAAGAAAAGCTTACTCCATACAGTAGTCAAGAAGACAGCTTACGCAAAGTTGCACTACAGTTGGGAATTGCTACTCCCGGTCAAGTTGATCTTCCTCTTAATGTTAAAAACAATGGAGAGAAAACCCTATTGGAACTAAAGAAAGAATTCGCTCCCGCTCCGAAAGTTCAAACTAAACAAAAAGAAGGCGTTCCGGGAGAGGGCAGACCAAAGAATAGCAAAGATACTGAACCTAGAAAAGATAAAGAGTTTGCTCCACAAACAGGTGCATCTCTCATCATGAAGGGAATGGGATTACAAGAAGAGATTAGCAAGATTGTTAATCCTGTATTTTTAGAGTTCTATGGCAAGAAAAATATGAGAAGTCTCTCACAAGCAGAATACGAAGCTACAGAAAATGTGAAGACAAGCATCCTATTTAGCATAGACCCTAAAGATACAATTACCTCTGAACTAATCAAAGACAAAATCAAAGTTTCTCAGGGCGATACGTCAATTAATAAGTACCACACTTTCTCTAAAAAGATTAAAGCTACTATAGATAAGGATCTAACTACCGACGATTGCAAACAATTGAAGGCGTATTTCTATTCTATGGTGTATGCCTAATCTTGGAGGCCAAAAATGCAATTATTTCAACAAGAATATGATGACGGTATATCAGATCGTATTATGGGCAATCGTTCATTGTCCTTTGCATCTGTTGCTGAACCCCTACATGTAGACGCAGTTTCTAAGCAGATGAAAGCTCTAGCTTCCATCCAAGATAAGGATATGTATTATGTTCAGTCTATTCTGGTGACTAGTAACTGGAATAAGAATGACGACATTTTCATGCCAGATGAGATATGGAAAGCTAAAGAAACACCAGAACACAAGCCTACTAATCTAAATCATGATGAGAATCTGATAGTAGGACATATTATATCTAATTATCCTATTACCGAAGATGGGATGCTGATAGATAAAAATACTCCTGATGAGAATCTCCCTAAGAGTTTTCACATCTTGACAGGAGCAGTTATTTACAAAGCATATACAGATCCTGAACTCAAACAGAGAACCAGAGACTTGATCGCTTCTATCGAAGATGGTACAAAATACGTTAGTATGGAGTGTTATTTCGATAATTTCGACTATGGCGTTGAGGACGCTCAAGGCGGTTATAAAGTTGTAGCAAGGGATGATAGTAGTGCTTATTTAACCAAATACCTCAGAGCCTATGGTGGAACTGGGCAAAAAGAAGATTATAAAATTGGTAGAGTTTTACGCAATATCACTTTTAGTGGTAAAGGCTATGTTGACAAACCAGCTAACGTGAATAGTATCATACTTTCAACTAAGATGGAAAATTTTGACGACATGAAAAAAGACGACCAAAAAAACGATGTTTTAGAAAACAAAGGTGTATCATTAGATTACATAGAAACTCATACTGTGGAGGCTTGTATAATGAGCGAAGATAAGAAACTAGAAACTAAGAGTGAAGTTGCAGAAGAGCAAGTCGTTGCTTCTGAAGCTACAGAAACCGTTGAGGCCCCTGTAGAATCTACAGAAGCCACAGAAGTTTCTGAAACTGAAACAACTGAAGTAACCGAAGGGCCTTCTTTAGAATCAGTTCAAGCTGAACTCGAAGAAAAGAATAGCGTAGTTGCAGAAATGCAAACTAAGCTAGACGAAGCAGAAGCTGCCATGAAGAAAATGGCAGAAAAAGAAGAAGAAGATAAGAAGAAGCATGATGAAGTCAAGGCTGCTTTGGCCAAGATGGACGAAGAAGTCAAGAGCATGAAGAAGAAAGAGCTTATGGCTAAACGCTGTGCCTCTCTTGCTGAGTGTGGCTTTGAGGATAGCGATATCCAAGAATCCATTGAAGCATATAGTGCTTTAGATGATGATGCTTTTGACGCTGTCGTTGCTGTTTACAAAAAGAAGATGGCAAAGATGGAAAAGAAAGACGAAGAAAAAGAAGCTGAGGCAGGAAAGATGCCACCAGCACTTAAAGAAGCTCTAGAGAAGAAGAAAGAAAAAGAAGAAGACTCTAAGGCTGAAACTGAATTTGATACAACAGAAGAAGTTCTGGAAGAGGTTGAAGAAACCGAAGCTCTAGACTTGACTGTTGGCGGGGAAGACGATTCCGAAGTCAACACAACTTCTGCGGCTTTGATTGATTTTGTTTATTCTAGACTCGGTAAAAAACTAAATAAGGGAGAATAAAAATGGCTCTAAAACCTGATCGTATTGAACTATTAACTGATATCTCATTTTTCATGAGTACAACAGCTACAAGAGGCGGGGTAGTTTCCGTTTCAACAGCTTCAACTGGTGTTGGGGTCGCTATGGACGATGCTAATGCAGTCGTCGCATACACTAGCAATCCTAGTGGGGCTTATCCTGTCGGAGTGCTTCTTAATGATGTTGTGGATCTTGATCTTACAAGACAACACATTAACTGGCATAAAGACGAAGTGCAAAAGGGTGGTAAAGTGACTATTCTTAGAAATGGTCAAGTGACTACTAGCAACATCAACGGAACTCCAGCAGCTGGACAAACCGCTTATGTTCATAGTGGTGGTAACATTAGTGCTACACAAGAAACCGGTGCAGTTGCTGTCGGGCAATTCTTGAGTGCTAAAGATTCCGATGGTTACGCTAAAGTTTCAATTAACGTCTAATAAATGGGAGAACATAAAAATGTCAGCATCTTACGATAAATTTACACCCTCACAAGAACTTACTGATCTTCTGATGCGTTCTGGCTCAGCAGAGAAGACTCAGTCTTTAGAGGCCAATTCACAGTTTGCCAAAGCTCTAGAACTCCCATTGAGACAAGGTGTGCTCAGCGGAGATATTCTAGACGGTATTTTCGAGCCAGTAAGACTTTCCGAAAGTGCCACACCAGAATTTCCATTGGACTTTCTAGCACCCGGCACCGAAAGAGATTTTGTTGCTTACACAATCCCTAATCATGGATATATTCCAGAACGTCATGTAGAAGGCGATTACGTCATGGTTCCAACCTATGACATTGGTGCTTCTATTGACTACCTTCTGAAGTATGCCCGCGATGCTCGTTGGGATGTTGTTGGTCGTGCTATGGAAGTTATGGAAGCCCAGTTTGTGAAGAAGATGAATGACGACGGATGGCATACTCTTCTTGCTGCTGGTGTCGATAGAAATATCGTTGTATACGACGGTGACGCTGCTAACGGTCAGTTTTCTAAGCGTCTTGTAAGTCTTTTAAAGACTGTCATGCGTCGTAATGGTGGTGGTAACAGTACCTCAAATAACAGAGGTCAACTGACAGACTTGTATGTATCTCCAGAAGCAATGGAAGACATTCGCAACTGGGGCGTAGATCAAGTTGACGAAGTAACTCGTCGTGAAATCTACACCGCTGCTGACGGTAGTGTTAACAGAATCTTTGGCGTGAATCTTCACGACCTTGATGAACTCGGTTCTGGCCAAGAGTACCAGTTGTTCTATTCAAACGAACTATCTGGAAGCATGCCTTCTGGTCACAACACCGAAGTTGTCGTAGGTCTTGATCTCCGCAAGAGAGATTCGTTCGTGATGCCAGTTCGTCAAGAAGTACAAATCTTCGAGGACGATTCACTTCACAGACAGAAGAGAGCAGGTTTCTACGGTTGGGCAGAGCAAGGCTTTGCCGTTCTAGACAACCGCAGAGTCATCCTCGGTTCTCTATAATTGTCTGGGAACTACTTCCTAGTAGAAAAGGGCTTGCACTTGCAGGCCCTTTTTTTATGGGATTGTGTATACTTATGTAAAGAGACTACTACACAAGGAGCATACAATGGCAGCTAGCCTGTACGATTTTAATATTGAGCAAGGGTCTTCTTTTAAATTAACCCTAATATATAAAGAT